GCGCAAAAGCACGGGTGAAGAGATGGCGGTGCCGTTGGGGGTTGACCCCGGCTTTGACCACAACCCAGCTTTGAGCCGTTTGCGCGGGGTGATGCCGCAGCAAGAGTCATTTGATGCTGCACCTGTCTTACCGACGATGGATGCGCTGCCGCGCATGCCGGTGCCGAGAACTGCATCCAAATCTATTTTGTTGCCTAAGGGGATGACAGACCAAGCGTACATCGAGGCGTTCATGGCCGAGATTGATGCAGATGGTCCTGCGCAAGGGCCCAAGGTGTTGACGGATGTCGCAGGTCAACAGCTGGTGTTAGACAAAGAGTTGTTTTGGGACCGACGCGCGAATACGTTTAAAACCCAAAAGCGTGACCGTGAAATCTACATGCGACTCTTGGCGCGGGCTATTGCTGACCCAGATGAAATTTGGGAAAGAGATATTCCACACAACAAAAAATCAAAGCGGCTTATTCGTCGACGCTACATTGCGCGCTTCGAGATCGATGGTGAAACAACTCCCATCATTGGTGTGTTCGATTGGGATTCGGACAGTTGGAGCGGCATCACGGTGTACCAAGCAGACAGTGCAGCGGGCGCGGAGGCGATGTTGCAGAAATATCGTGTAGGTGTACGCGTTTATGTCAGGCAATAAAAAATCGACTCGCTGTCACGAGTCGATTCGCATGCGTAGGATTGGAGGCCCTGACAGGGGCGGCTCGCATGTTGTAAAAAATTATACCGAGAGGTAATGAAATGATCAATGTTGAAGTTGTTGACGATAAAAGAATCGTCCAGTCGCTGCAACGCGCAGCGGCCAAACTGACCAACACTGGCCCACTGATGCAGCAGGTAGGCGCAAGACTTGAGACCAACATGCGCCAACGCTTTGACACAAAGACAGACCCTGCCGGACGCAGGTGGGCTGACATCAAGGACATCACCCGCGTCATCTATCGCGCTATTCATGGCAAAGAGTTAGGCGGTAGTTTGATGGAGCGCAGTGGCCACTTGCGCAATAGCATTGAGAGCCATGTGTTGGGTGAGTCTGCTGTAGAGATTGGGCCGTCTGCACCCTACGCGTCCTACCACGAGTACGGTACAAAGCGCATGGTGCGGCGTGGCTTAGTGTTTGGTGATGTGTCAGGCCAAGGGCTCAATGCGCAAGTGTCTCAGCAGCTCAGTGCAAGCGACACACAAGATGTGCTGGACGTAGTGCGCGACTACGTGCAACGCACCATGCAAACATAAAACCAGTTTCTATTTGCTCTTCGCGCGACCCCCGGCACCATGCCGGGCATGCATGTAAAAACTTCGATTCAGCAAACAAACACATTGGCAGCAGCGCCCTTTGCGGCGATGCTGGCCATTGCTTGTTTGCGTGCCACCAATGGCCAGTTGCAAGCGCCCAGCCGCGTGCAGCTGGTGCCTGCTGGTCAGTTTGCAGCGCGTGATGGACGCCCTGCAGTGGGCCGTGCATGGCAGCTGCCCGATGCACAAGGCCAAGCACTGGCGGCCAAGCTCAATGCCCGCCATGCAGCACCACAACCGAGCTTTGGGTTGGACTATGAGCACCAAAGCCTGCATGCTGAGCAAAACGGTCAGCCTGCGCCACGCAGCGCAAGCATGCGCACGTTTGAGTGGGTGGCGGGCGACGGCTTGTACGCCACCGACGTGATGTGGACCGACAAGGCCGCTGCCGCTGTGGTGGCTAAAGAGTACGAGTACATCAGCCCTGTGCTGATCTACGACGCCAATTTCCTTGTGCAAGACGTTTTCAATGCAGCGCTTGTGCACACGCCAGGCTTGCTTGGCATCAAGGGTATTGACCCTGTTTTTTCTGACCCCATGGCGCTGGGGGCATCTCTTTTGTCAGCGCTTAACACTCATGGAGGTCACGACGTGAACCCACTTTTGAAAGCTCTCTTGGCAGCCTTAAAGCTGCCCGAAACCGCAACCGAGGCTGAGGCCAATACCGCAATGGCCGCGTTGCAAGCCCAAGCCGCAACAGGCGCTGCCGCAGTGGCTGCTGTGGCCACCACCTGCAAGGTGGATGCTGCCACGCTCAAAGACGGTGCGGCTGTGACTGCTGCTTTGGCTGCACACACTACGGCGTTGACCGAGCAAGTCAAAACCGAAACGACTACCAGCGTGACGGCTGCCTTGGCAGCCAAGCCTGCTGGCACAGCTGATGCTGGCACTTTGCAAGTAGTGGCTGCTTTGCAAGCGCAAGTGGTGGCACTGCAAGCGCAGGTGGATGGCGACAAAGTAATCACCACCGTGGACGACGCATTGAAGGCTCGCAAGCTGCTGCCGGTGCAGCGCCAGTGGGCCATTGATTTAGGTAAGAAGGACTTTGCGGCGCTTAGCGCATTTGTGGCTGCTGCACCTGTGCTTGCACCAGGCGTGGGTGACTCACAAGCTGCAGGTGCTGCAACTGGTGGTGCCACCGGCGTGGCAGCACTGAGTGCTGACCAAAAAGCTATTGCAGCGCAGTTGGGCATCGACCACGCTGAGTATGCCAAGACGTTGACGGCTGCCGCGTAACAGCACAGCTTGATTTTTTAACTTTGTAAAAGGAGCAGGCATATGACTGCATTGAGTGGTGACCGTCTCATCAAGCGCAAGCTGGGTGAAGGCCGTTTTAATTTCCCCGTTAAGGCGGGCGTGGTGATTTACCAAGGTGCGCATGTGGTGATCGACGGCACTGTGGCAGCCCCTGCACGCACGGCCACGGGCTTGCGATCAGTCGGTGTGGCGGTAGACCGCGTGGACAACACAGGCGGTGTAGACGGCGGCAAGACGGTGGAGGTGGAACGCGACACGGTGTATTGCTTTGTCAATAGCGCAGGCGCTGACGCACTGACCCGTGCTGACATCAACAGCGCTTGCTACATCGTCGATGACCAAACCGTGGCCAAGACCAATGGTTCCAACACCCGCAGCGTCGCTGGCCGCGTGCAAGACGTGGACGACATGGGTGTGGGTCTACGTGGGTGAGCCCGCAACGCCGACGGCTTGATGGCTTGATGGCTTGATGGCTTTTTAGCCTGATGCTTTTTTAAAACTGTTTGGAGATTTTTGAAATGAAAAAAATGCTTTCGTTTATTGCTGCAATGGTGCTAGCCACTGCTGCGGTATTTGCAGCTGTCCCAGCTGTGGCTGCTGATGTAGCTGTCAGCGCACTATTGGTGGTGCCGAGTTTGGGTATCACCGTCAACCGTGCCAACATGGATGATCTGTTTCGTGGCTGGAACATGATTTTCAACACGTCACGTAACAATCCGGCCAATCCTCCTTCGTGGAATCGTGTGGCCATGCTCAGCCCTAGTACGGGGAGTGAAGAGAAGTATCCATGGCTAGGTGATATGCCCGGATTTCGTGAGTGGGTTGGCGAGCGTGTTGTTAACCGCCTGAAATTGCATGGTTACACCATTCCGAACAAGGACTTTGAATTGACCGTTGAGGTCAAGAAAAATGACATCCAAGACGACAAGATGGGTGTGTACACCCCAATGTTCAGCATGTTGGGTGAAGAGGCTAACAAACACCCAGATAAGCTGGTGTACGGCTTGTTGGCTTTGGCTGACAGCACTTTGTGTTTTGATGGCCAGTACTTCTGCGATACAGACCATCCCTACTTGGATGCCAATGGCAATACCCAAGTGCAAAGCAACTGGGGTGGTGGCACAGGTAGCCGTTGGTTCTTGTTAGAAACCAGCCGTGCAATCAAGCCCTTAATTTTCCAAAAGCGTCAAGACTACAACTTGGTGCGTATGGATGGTGAGTCTGACGACAACGTGTTTGGCCGCAAGACCTTTGTGTACGGCTCGGACGCACGTGTGGGTGTTGGATTTGGCTTGTGGCAGCAATGCTTTGGCTCTCGCCAAAGCTTGAGCTACGACAACTACGTGGCCGCTCGTACAGCGATGCAGTCGATCAAAAAAGATGGTGGCTCTCCTATGGGCATCAGCCCTGACTTGCTGGTAGTGGGGCCTAGTAATGAGCGTGCAGCGCTTGAAGCGGTCTCGGTGCAGCGCCTCGCCAACGGCGCTGACAACCCCTACAAAGACACCGCCAAAGTGTTGGTGGTGCCTTGGCTCGGCTAAGCCGAAGCTGCATGCGCAAGGGCTGATGTAGCCCTTGCAACTTTCATTTCATCGAACACATGGAGGCTTCAATGGCCAAGGACGACAAACAAAACTCAGCGCAAAACACAAATGTGGCGCAAATGAATTCAGAGCAACTGCAACAACTCATTGCAGAACAAACGCAAACAATCTCGCAACTGAAAGCTAGCAACGAAGAGCTGGCTGCCGAACTGGACAAGTTAAAACGCGACGCTGCCTATTTGCAGGAGAAAATTTCCAACCCCAAAGCTGCTGCGCCCGCGCCGCGTGGCACGCACATTCGCGTAGCAGCTGTGAGCAACGGCTATTTTCGCGGTGGCGTGCAGTTTTCGCAGGTACCGCAAGAGCTGGAAATTGCCAAGCTGAGCAAAGAGCAGCTTGCGGCCATTCGTGGCGACGACCGCTTGGTAGTGGTCGATCTGTAACCGCTACGCATAGGCCACACAGATGTACGCGACGCTGCAAGACGCTATCGATACGATGGGGGAGGACGAGCTGATCCGCTTGACGGACATTGACGCCACGCCCACGGGCGCGGTAGTGGTGGCGCGGGTGGAGCGTGCCATCGCCGATGCATCTGGCATGCTCGATGGCTATCTGTGTGGCCGCTATGTGACGCCGTTGGCCACGGTGCCGCACATCGTCAAGGTGCATACCTTGGGCGTGGCGCGATACCTGATGCAACGCGTCAACCCTGATGAGCGGGCCAAGGCGGACTTTGAATCGGCCGTGCGCTACTTTGAGCAAGTGTCCAAGGGCACGATTGCACTCTTTGCACCCAGCGCACCTGCCACCTCTGCCAGCACCACGGGTGCTGTGCAGTTTGTAGCTGGGCAAAAAGATTGGGGACGTAATGCTTGAAGTGATGGATGTGTGCGACCGCCTGCGCTCGCTATGCCCTTTGCTGGGTAATCGTGTTGAAGTTGGCATGGATGTAGAGCAAGCCAAAAAACAAGCCATCAACAACGCCACGGCATTGGTGATGGACTTGGCCGAACTGGCCGATGCACCCGCCACCATCACTGACGTGCATATGCAACGCCTTGGCGCGCGCTTTGGTGTGCTGCTGGCGTTGCCAGACCAACGCCGCCGCGACCGTACCACGGGCCTGCGTGCGTTGCGTACGCAGGTGCGTTCAGCATTGCTTGGGTGGGTGCCTTTTGAAAATGCGACAGAGACGGCTTTTGTATCCGGCCAGATGAACGACGCCAAAGCTGGCGTGGTGTGGTGGCTGGATGTGTTTGAAACCCATTATTTAGAAAGGGCTTGAAATGCCTGAGCAAGAAACTGAGTTGACTCAACAACTGGCCAACAGAGAGAGCTGGGGACAAGGTGGTGATTTTGTATTTGACCCTGTCGCAGGCACACGCAAGCCTGTATCAATACCTCCCCAAGAAGCCAT